GATGACCCGCCAGATTGAGCCTCCTCAATGATGGTTTTATCAATCATGTCTTCTGGTAATGCTTCATAACCTAATTGCGAAACGAAATAAGAAATATTAGAACTTTCCTTTGAGTAAATGTTTGCTATCCAGTCTTTATATGTTTTGTACAAGTTTTCAAAAGTATAACTAGCTGAAGAAAGAGCTATCATTTTCGTAGTGTTTTCGAATACCATCCTGTCTTTTTCTTCCATTGCGCCTTGGCCTATAAGTTTGTCCTCTATTTCCCTGACTTGCAATCTTTCCGCCATGTTCTGGGGGGCTACAAGAAAAGGCATTAAAACCGTTTTAACAGTATCTTCCGGCAAAAGCAAAAACTCATCCAAGACTAAAATGTTTGCTCGGAAACCGCGTATCTTTTCTCCGCTTAGCGGTATGGCTGTGACAGAGCCTCCGTTTATTCTCCATTCGAATTGGTCGTTTCTTTTTGACTTGTTTTTTATATCGAACGCCTGAGACAAAAGTACGCCCTCCTTACTATCAACAATTTTTTCGATGTTGTTGAAAATAAATCTTGCCGTTCTGAAAGTCGGGCCAGCTAAAATGATTTTTGTATTTGGCTCGAATATGCATTGAAGTATGCAAAATATAGCGCCCATAAAAGTTTTGCCGCAACCACGCCCCCAAACACACATGGAGAAATTTCTAGTCATCATAGCCCTCAATGTTATTTCTTGAAAAGGGGCCAATTTAATCCCACACAAAAGATCCACTGTGAACGCTAAATTATTTCTAAGAAATTTAGCCAATGAAATTCTCGCTTCTTTGTCCCCTAACTCCCCCTTAAGAGAATATAAAATGTCATTGGTTTTTTCTATTTTTATTTTATTTTTTTCTTGAAAGTGCCACATTATAAAATCTTCAAGTCATAAGCGAGTTGCAAATCATATTTTTTGTATTCCGCCCCAGAGAAGAAAATCTTTTGTATAACTCTAACAGACTCGTTTCTACCGTTCACAAATAAAAATTGCACGTGCGGGTTCTCCTGTATTAGCATTCTTACATTAGAGAAAATGAACTCGGGTGTTGCTTTTATTTTCTTATTAATGTAGGGCAGCTTATTAAAAGCTAGGCATTCATTGATGTCTCTTTCCACCAAAACTATCAACGACCCTTTTTGTTCTTCGGCTCTTTTTATTTCCTTTTTGAATCTCTCTAACCCTCCACTTAACGTGCCTATTAAATCTTTAATCGACTTTCTTTCTATATAACAATTTTCAGTATATTCATTGTCGAAAAAACAATAATCCCCGAACGGTAAAGTTTTCACCTGAATCCCAGTTTTGACGAAGTCGTTGCAATTGTCAAATTTAAGCGGCATTTGTTCTCTGGTATCAACATAAATATAAGGGTCCTCGAAATCATATTCTTTTATTTTGCTAAATGCCCCTTCTGAAATTTTTTGGTATTTGTTTTTTAACCCGAGTTCTTTCGAACAGTATTTATAATAGTCTTCAAAAACAAGTTCGAAGTATTGTATGGGTGGGCTCATTATAGTCCTGAGTTCAACTTGCGTCGGAGAATAACTTAAACCCTTTTTTTCTTTTCTATCTTTTAATATTTGACAACAATATTTTTTTGCTGTTTTAGGTTCTTGATTTTTTAACCAATGTTTTAAATGTATCCTTGAATTGAAATCAGAAGATAAATATTGACATTTGTTTTTAAATTTTATTATTTCTCCCGTATGTAAATCATGTCTTGGAAAATGGGTTTGATAGTATTCTGCCATCCGCATGTCATGAGCTCTGAGATGCCTATGTAAACTCGAATCATTTTCAAAATCTTTTTCGCAAACCTTACAACTAACCATCAATAGCCTCCTCTTCGCTTAGCCCTAGAATCCTAGCTTTTATCTCATCCATTCCAGACAATCGCCCGACTTCATCTTTGATTGCTTTTTTTCTGAGGTTAGCTAAATCTAGCATCTTCTTTCTGCTTTCCTCGTCTTTCCACATTTGTACTAAATTTAATATTGAGGCGTTATCTTTAACTTGCTTGCTTAGCCTAGAGCTTCTTTTTTCTTTTAAATCGCTTAACAGTTTCTGCTGCCTGTTGACGCATTGATTATATTCTGATTGACAGGTTCCTATTGATTCGACAAGACTCATTGAAATTCTTCTGCCTTCAGTATCATTGGCCGAATCATCCAAATGGCCCTCCAGAGTGTTGATTCTGTTTTGGATATTCGAGGCTATTACCACTTCTATCGAGAGAACTATATATTGATCCACTTCTTCTTGAGTTAAATCTGCTTTGTCCCAAGTATATCTGACAAAACTACTTTCGTACAGCTCTCTTTCCGTGACGGTTTCGTAATTGTTGATTTGATGATTGAACCTGAAAGTATGCATGTATCCTATTAAGCTAGTTATAGATTTTTTTTGATGAAGGGTTATCTTTTCTCTATCTATGGCGTTCAGGACATATTTATTAATTCTAGCTATTGTTCTGTCTGTCGTATTAGGGGGTTTGTAATCTCTTGCCGCCACCTCTTCCGAAGCGTATACTTGCACTGGCTCCAGAGTGTTTACATGCTTTTGTATTTCTCTAGCTTCTTGACTTAAATGCATTAAGCTCGGATCATCAAAAAGAATTTTTGCCATATCCGCAGCTTTCATTGTGGAACAATTTTGCTTTATAAATTCCTTATGATCTTCAGTAAGAATTATATCTTTGTGATTTTCATAATCTCTCGAGGTTCTGGCTTTTAGATTTCTGGAATTCAGGAAGGCTCTGACAGCTCTTCCCTCTTTTGTCCTACCGTCAGGGTTCTCGATGTCGGGAAAAGCGTTTTCGATTATGGTGGAAATGGAAGGTGCGGGAGATTTTTTCTCCACAGCATCATTCCAAGTTCTAAGAATTTCTTGCTGTTGACTCTTATTTAAAACTATCTCTTCCATATGTTATGAAGATTATAGGAAAAAAACACCATCTTCTTTTAGCATTTTTTTTGATTTTTCTATTATCTTTTTGACAATGTTTTTAATTTGCTTGTAACCCGGGGTTCTGTTTTTTTCGGTGGTTTTGAAGTTCATCTCTTTCGCTAAATCTTCTTCAGATTTTTGGTCAATATATAAATGTTTGTATACTTTCCACTCGATTGGTTTCAAATTTTTTCTAAGGGCTTCGTTGAACGCTCTTACCTGATAAAATGTGTCCATTAGTGAAGATTTTGCGTAGACTTCAGCGGTGTGATTTTCTATTGAAAGAGGTAATTTGGTGTCGTGGGCATTTTTCTTTCCCTTGACCCAATTGATATAAATTGGACAAGGCTCCCCTTGTTTCCCGTATATAGCGCACAGATCATAAGATTGAGCAGCTGCACATTTCAAACAAGGCCTACAATAATTACCATAATTATTGCGTATTAGATTTTTTATTTGATTGGAAATTATCCTATTAAGCCAAGGGCCAAGAGGTTTGGACGGGTCATACATGTTCCATTTCTTATATATATGAAGTCGCAAGATTTGCGAAACATCATCATAATCCATCCAAGATAAAACAGAGAGTTTCCACTTACTTTTCCTCTTTTGGATCTCCCTGTTTATTTCTTGTATTTTATCTTCGAATACGGGATTTTGTGTGCTGGCCATTAAGAAGGACGAATTTGGCCCGCTTCTTTTTGAAAATCCTCAAGAAATTTCTTCTTGCTTTGCCTCTTTGGGACAGATGGCTGCCTTTCTATTTTAGGCATTTTCCCTTCTGATGTGCCCATAATTTCCCCCATGTTAATTCCTTGTCTTCTATTTGGTTCTATGTCGAATTCTAGTTCCGTCAGACTTGTATCGAAAGTTTCCTCAGGGTATTCATTGTATTCTGTTCTGTTCTTGGGCGGAACCGGAGCAACCGGATCTTGTGCAGGTGTTCGGATTGATGCGTTACTTGGAGTAACGATACCAAACCCATTTCCGCAACTGGAACAAAATTTTGGTTTTTGGGAAGTGTATTCTGTTCCACCCCCACATTTTTTGCAGTAGATTTTCATATCGGTGTTTTACAGTTCTAGAGTATTATAATGTTGTTACACTTCTTTCTCTAAAAATAGTTAATTAAGCGCTAGTTCTTTAAACCTTTCGCTCAAGTACTTTACCAACTCCGACCTGACGATGTCTTCATGAGAGAACTCAAAATTATGTATCCCTTTATTTTTGGATTTACTATCATTTAATAGATTGTAAATTTTCAAAAAACCTCCCTTATTACCGTTCTTTAAGTCAGTTTGATCTGGGTCGGCTAATAAAAACACTTTGCAAAATTTACCTACTCTAGTCAAAACAGTAATTATTTCTTTTATAGAAGAGTTTTGGCATTCGTCGAATATAATACATTTCGTGTTCCAGTTCATGCCTCTAGCGAAGTTTACAGGGTGGATAGACAGTCTTTTGTCTTTATGCAAACTTCTAAGAGTCGACGGAGAAAGCAACTCATCCAATTTGTCCATAAAAGGCATATTATAATAATGAAGTTTTTCGTCTGCGTCTCCCGGTAGAAACCCTAATCTGGCGTCAGAACTTTCCACTGCGGAACGCATGTATATTATATCAGAAACTCTCTGTTGATTTAACAGTTGTAGAGCGCAAAATGTAGCTAAAAGCGTTTTAGAACTACCCGCTGGACCTGTTGTAAGAATGACTTGAGTTTCTTTTCGAAGAACAAGTTCTATGAATTTCTTCTGTTTGGGGGTCCATTTTAAATTTTCTATCTGGAATTTATCTTTCGGCTTGATGGTTTCCCTCTGGTGGATCTTCACCGAAGATTCACTTTTATCAAACTCCAGATCCTCAAAGCAAAACTTTACTTTAGGCATCGTTGCATACCTTTACACGTGTAATTACAGGGGCAAGGTGGAAAACGAATTGATCAACCCCGAAATCAAAGATACAGTCGAGCAATTGATGGGCTCGTACGGTTGGTTAATGCTTGTAGCTTTCCTGGGAATCCTCTTTAAAGACGCTATACATAAATGTGCGGAAGGTTTACTAGTTTGCATAGGTAAAGATTTTTGTAATGACGACGTATTATACATAAGCGGTCGTCAAGCTCGAATAGTCAGGGTCGGATTTTTGAAAACTATTTTTTACATGACTGATCGGGGAACTAAGATGATAGTTCCAAATGATAGATTAAAATTATTAGTTATAGAAAAGAAACTCCCTCTGAACGGAGACTTCCCTTATTTACACAAAGGCGGAGAACAAGGCTATGAAGAACAGAAAGCCATAAGAGACAAAATGAAGGAACTCCCAAAATTACCGGAGGATAAATAATATTTGGGGGGCTCTAGAAAATAATTATGTAACTTTTTATTTCGTCCCATTCAGGCTCTTCTGAAGCTTTAGATTTCTTTTTCGCCTGTTTATATTGAGAATAGCATACCGCAACTCTTTGCTTATCATTGGGATACTCTTTCGTCATATCCTT